AGCCTCTTAACGAGAGTGCTGTACGTACAGTGGAATTCCTTAAGCCTATAGATGCTACCTGTGTTAACCTTTCTGATTCAGATTGGGATATGAATCCTATGTCACCTACCTTTGGTAAGATCATCAGGTATTCAGTTCAGTATTATATTAAAGATACGTATGTAACATACAAGATACACTACACTCGTGTTCTTGAATTTAAGAATGATCCCGCCCCTACTTGCGACTATGCTGGACTCCTCCAGACTAATAAGTATTGGGGACTCTCCAGCCTTCAGGCTATTTATACATCCCTTTCTGCTTTGGGTTCCATTACTCAGAGTACAGTTAACATTATTTTGGATTTCGTATCAGGCACATATAAGTTCAAAAACTTGGCATCTCTCCTTGCTGCAGGTGGAGAAACGTCTCTTGCAAAACGGCTTCAGGCTATACAACTCTCCACCTCAGTTCTCAATGCGCGTGTTATAGATAGTGAAGAGTCCTTTTCTAAGGAATATGCCACTGTTACAGGTATAGATGCCCTTATTGACCGGTATATGCTTATGTTGGCAGGTTCTACAGGCATTCCAGTAACGAGACTCTTTGGACGATCTCCTGCTGGATTGAATGCAACTGGGGAAGCTGATTATAACAATTACATAGACATTGTGCAATCGTTCCAGAAGAACCGTCTTAAACCCCAAATTCGTAGACTTCTCACTATCCTCTGTCTTGCCAACAAAATGGACACGGATGTAGATTTTGAGTTTAATTCCCTGTATCAGATGTCTGAAACGGAAAAGGCTACTTTGGCAAAGACTGAAGCAGACACGATGTCTACCTTGATTACAGCGAATTTGGCTCTTTGTGAAGCTGGTGTAAGAAGCTATGAGGGCTATAGTGAAGAACTTGGTTATGGGGATGAGTACACAGAATTAGAACCCGCTACTTCTACTACAAAGCCACCTGCTAGTGATTCTACTGTTCCTGTGGAAGATGCATGACCGCTTTCGAGAATAATTTTAAGACATTACTAAAACTCTATCGTTCTGGTATGACCAAAGCGCAGCGTAACAGAACTAGGCATAGACGGCCTAAAGCTCCTACGTATCCTTTGGCTATAGAACGGGAATATGCCCAGTATATTTCTAACACAGTCAAGAGAACTTCCAATAGTGCTACTGAATTGCTAAGATCATTTTTAATGAAATACACTCCAGCTCATACAGATTCTGTTGATTCAGAACTTGATGACATTATAAGTAAGTTAGAGGAAGAGTTAACAGTGCTTTATGGTACTAATGTACTTTCTTCTGGTACTTTGTTCAAAACTCTTGAGTCTATAGCTGAACAAATCTTAGGTAAGAATTCCACATTTATGCAAGCAGAGGTTAAAGTAATTGCTGGGCAGGAAATGCAATTAGACTATTCTTGGTGGGCTGATACAAAGTCCCTATGGGAACGGGAAAATTATAAGCTTATTACTAGTCTTAATGAAGAATATATAAAAAAACTTAATAGTACAGTTATTAGTGGTGTCCAGAATGGAACTTCTTTTGATGAATTAGTAGACCAAATAAAATCTATCAATGATAATATGTCTGATGCTCGTGCAAAACTTATTGCAAGAGATCAGACTGGAAAGTTACAAGGACTTATATCTAAGGCGCAGCAGACCTCTATAGGAATGACTACATATTACTGGATGGACATAGGAGACCGTAAAACGAGGGGCAATCCGAGAGGTCTCTATCCTAAAGCACCAGATCATTATGCAATAGGCGGGATGCTGTGTAGTTGGGAAAATCCTAATGTATACTCAGATGATTTGGGGGTTACTTGGAAGCAACGTCCTGCATCATGGGTGCATTTAGCTCCCGGTATGGCAGTACAATGTCGTTGCACTGCAGCGGGTTCGTGGAACAGTTATTTGCAAGATATAGATAGGGGGTTAGCAGCATGATTTGTCCTCCGGAATTACTTAAGGCTATAAAAGAAGCAATAGAGCAGATTGATTATGGCTCTGTAGAGATAACTTTAAACTCTAAGGGAAACTGGTTCGAGATAATTACAAAAGAAAGGCATCGTCTGGGCAAGGATGATGCCGATCCTCTGTAATGAGGGGTGTTGACAAAAGGATACACTACTGTATGATTTAGTATACACTTTGGAGGAAACTATGGCTTGTGGAACTAAAACGAAACCAAAGAAAACAGGAACTGTTAAGAAATGAGAGTAACTAGATATGATACCGCCAAAGGTGATGCTCTTACTTTCCCCGCCAAGTTCAACGAAGACGGTTCTGTAGAAGCGCGTTCTATTATTACTTCTATTGGTGTGTTTCCCTACAAGCTTCCTAATGGAACTATCCGTCACGAGCTTCGCGATGTAGATGAGGTCTTCTCTAAAGTAAGTCTTGATTCGATGGCAAACATGCCTATTTATATTGGGCATAAATATGATGATAAAGGCAAACTGATTAAGGATGAGGCTAAACGAAAAGAGATGGCAGTTGGCTACACCTCCGAATCAGTAAATGGAAATAATGTATTTGCTTCTGCTGATCTTAAAGTCACTCGGGCTGATGGTGTAGAGGCAATTAAAAAAGGAATGCAATCTCTTTCTGTTGGATATGACTGCGAAGTAATTCCTGAGTCTGGTGTGTGGTGTGGAATTCATTATGATGCTATTCAGAAAAATATAGTTAACGATCACCTTGCCCTCTGTTATGTGGGCCGTCAGGGAGATCAGGCTGTGATTCATATGGATAGTGAAGATGCGATACTTGTTGATGATGCCGCAGTAGTGGCGGCTGAAGATAAAAACTCTAAGGAGAAGGAAATGGCTAATAAGAGAACCATTCAGCTTGATTCTGTTGACTATGAAGCAGATGAAGCTGTGATTGATGCTCTCAAGAAAGTAGAAGCCAGAGCCGACTCGCTTGATAAAGAGGTTAAAGCCGCTGGGGTGGATAAGTCCAAACTTGAGGCAGAACGAGACTCTTTCAAGGCGAAATTCGACGCTGCTGAAGCTGAACTTGAGAACATGAAGAAAGCTCATCTCGATGAATCTGCTATTAATGCTCGTGTGGCACAGCGGATTGTTCTGGTGGAGACTGCCAAGAAAGCGGGTGTAGAAGTTAAGGGTGACGAGGCTGACATTGATCTCAAGAAAGCTGTCATTACTAAGGTCTATGCTGATGTGAAGTTTGACGGTAAAGATGATGTTTACATCAATGCCGGTTATGATTTTGCTGTAGGTGATCTTAATAAGAAACTTGCTGCTGGAGCAGATGCCACCGTTCGCTCGACTGGTGCAACTGTTGTTAAGACGGATAGTGCAGATGACAAATCTGCTGATGCTGCGCGGAAACGTATGATTGATGAACGTCTCAAGCGCGGTAAGAAATAAGGGAGGTAGACATGGGTGCTTATGGTGCTCCTGATGCTGCGATTGCTGGGTTGATTGTTGGAATTCCCAATGCTGTGGAATCTGCAATTGCAAAAGAAAATATCGCTTATGGTTCTCCTGTTTTTGGCCCGGTAGGTGTTGAAAATAAGGCGTATGGCCCTCACACGGATGTTGCTACGATCACCCTTTCTGGTGTACTCGTTACGTCCAATGTTATTACTACCACGATTGCAGGTACTGCAGTTGCTTCTACGTTTGCCACGGATCATGCAACGACCATGACAGCCCATATTGCAGCGATTAATGCCAATGCAACTCTTGTTGCTGCTGGTTATAGTGCTGCTGCGGGTGGCTCCAATCTGATTGTTGTTATTACAGGCCCCGTTGGTACTTCTGTTGCTGTTACTTCTGTTGTTACCCTTGGTGCTGGTCAGGCAACTGCAACTTATACCTACACCACTAATGCTAAGTTCCTTGGTATTGCTGCGTTCGTTCAGAATGGTGGTAAGGATTGGGGTGCCGGTAACGCAGGATGGAAGACTGGCATGTCAGTCAACATTGTTGCTGACGGTACAGCGTGGGTTCCTGCAGAAAGTTCTGTTTCTGATAAGAAAGCCGCTTATGTAGTTATTAGTGGAACGGGAACGATTGGCAATTTTGGAACAGTTTCTACCAGCAATTACGACATTGGTAGTTTCTTCCGCTCGAACGTAAACAATGGCCTTGCGATCCTTGAAGTTCGCGGTCTCAAATAAGGAGGTAGGAAATGGCTGATGATCTGATGCACCTTGATTCTGGAGAGTCTATTTTCTTCACCCGTGATCTTGAAACGATTCGTGCCAAGACTTATGACATTAAGTATGACGATAATTTTAAGATGCTTGCCACGCTTCCCATCTCTATGGAAGGTGATCCCCTCGATATTGACATTACCCATCGTTCCTATGGTCGTGTAGGTATTGCTAAGATGGGCGGCGGGGACTACGCCACCGACTTCCCATCCGTCGATATCTTCGCTACCGAGACGACTGTTAAGGTCTATCCTGTACAGGCTTCATATCGGTATAACAAAGATGAAATTGCCCGTGCTGCTAAGATGAATCGTCCCCTTGATGCTCTTCGTGCTTCTGCTGCTCGTAAAGCTGTCGAAAAGAAGCTGAATGATGTTGCAATGAACGGTGACACTGTTACCGGTGTTGTGGGATTCTTTGGCCTTGCAGGAACCTCAACTTATACTGTTCCTGCTGGAGCTGCTTCTAGTACCATCTGGAGCACCAAGACTTCTGACGAGATCTTGAAAGATCTGTTTGGTATCAGCAATGCTATCATCCAGTCCACTAAAGGTATTGAGATCCCTGATACCCTCATGCTCCCGCTTTCTAGCTACCAGCTCATTGAGCAGAAGCGTCTTGCAGATGAGACCGAGAAGACAGTTCTTCAGTACTTCCTTGAGACCAGTAAGAACATCACGAACGTCCTTTGGTTCAACGAGCTTGAGACGATTATGCCCTCTGGATACACCTCCACTAAGGGTATGTTCTGTTTCAAGAACGATGCAGACCACGTAGTTTTTGACCTTCCGATGGATTTCTCTCAGGAAGAGGTTCTGCGCGATGGACTCGCTTATGTGATCCCTTGCAGAGCGAAGACTGCGGGCTGCACCTGCTTCTATCCCTTATCAATTTGCAAAGGGTTTGGGATTTAGACTAGGTTAAGGTATGAGGGGTATTGTGTTAATCCACAGTACCCTTTATACTTCCATTATTAAACTTTTTCAAGGAGAGACTTTAATAATGGGATGTGTGTATAGAGCAACTTGTAACACAACAGGGAAGTATTATATTGGGAAGACTATTGGGCCTTTGAAAGAAAGAGCGTACGCCCATAAAATAGCAAAAGATGATTGTGTATTTCATAGAGCTTTACGAAAATATGAGTGGGATGATTTTACATGGGATATATTGTATGAGGACAATGATGAGCAAGCTCTGTATTGTAAGGAGCGACTTTTCATAAAGATATACAATTCAATACTTCCATATGGGTATAATATGACCACAGGGGGAGATGGGAATTACAGCATAGAGTGTAGTGATGATTGGCGATTTAAAAATATGGAGAGGGCTTATAGATTAGCCAAACAGATATACTGTGTAGAGCTAAATAAAGTGTATCCTTCTATATATGAGGCTCATTATGAGACAGATGTAACAGCGGGCTGTATAACTTCACTCTGTAACAACCCATTTCGAAAGGCACATAAGTATCATTTTTGTTATGCTTATACAGACACTATAGAGGAGTTGCGTAATAGATATATCTGCAACAAATTGCAATATGGTAACTACAAGGATGACTCTCCAATTGCTAAAGAACGTAGGGCCAAAGCTGCTAGTGGTCAAAAATGGCCTCCTCATATGTATTTAATTATGGCAGATCGTATGTCTGGTGAACGTAATCCGTTTTATGGGAAGCATTTATCGGAAGAACAGAAAGCGCGAGTGGGTACTTATGCAAGTGCTCATTTTAAGGGTGCAGGAAATCCATCAGCTAAAGATGTGATGAATTTAGATACTGGAGAACATTTCTCTACAATGAAAGGTGCTGCAGAATTCTATCATCTGCCACCTAAAGCAGAGAGCAATATATGCTCATGCTGCACTGGTAAGCTAAAGACTGCCTATGGATATAGGTGGGCTTATTATAAAGAAGGTAAAGACCTTCAAAAATCATAAAGGAGATACCTATGATTATTACGTCGAAAGATACCGGATGTATTCTGGTTCCGTGTGCTACGATCCCCAATACCTATGTAACTATTGTTCCGGGTACTAGTGAAATTGATGATATTCAGTGGGCTGACGCCCGTGCAACTGCCCAGCATTTTTTGGATGATGAGACTCTCCATGAGGAATTCTACAAGGTGAACTATGAAGACATCCTTGTTAAGAAAGGGGAAGACTCTGAAGGTGCAGATGACGAACTTGCTTATCCTCAGGAGCTTGTCCTTGAGTCTGATGATAAGAAAGAAAAGAATAAGCGACTTGTTCCTGCTAAACTGGCTAATATTGACCGTAAGGGTGGAAAAGTTGGAGCTGGTGGCAAGGTAATTGCTCTTGTTAAGAACACCTTCCATCCTGATACGTTGCGTAACTGGTATGATACTGAAGAGCGGCAGGATGTACGCCTTGAGATTTTCAAACAGAAAGAAGGTGTCGAAAAGGGCACCATCAAAGGATAAATAAATGACCGCCGAGGAAATACTGCAATATGAGTGCCCTGCTCTCTATGCACTTACTGCTACCATGAATTATTATGTAGCCTCTGCTAGGCTTGAACTCAGTGCTAGCGTCCTCGGTGTTTTTTATGACAAGGCTGTAGCTTATCTTGCTGCTCATCGCTACAGCCTTAATACAGTCCAGAATTCAGCCGTAGGAGCTGGGGCTGGTAGAATCACTTCTAAGACCGAAGGAAGGCTCTCTGTATCATTTGGTGGTATAGATAGTGCTACTGATGATTATGGACTTACAAATTATGGTTTACAGCTTAAAGGCATCATAGATAAATGCGGACTAGTGGCTTCGTCTTCATCCACTTTTGCTGTTAATTGCCTTATGGACAATTGATATGGCATTATTCCCTGAATGCAGAGAAACACATAGAGTATATAGGCAAGTTGAAGCTAGTGGCTTTTCAGATGCCACTCTTACTTATGTAGGAACAGTACAAGGCAGACTTGAGCCCATAGGTGCAAGTGAAGCCTTTTTGAATGAGCAAAATAACCAGAATATATCCCATTACGACTTCTTGGATGTTTCCTATGACGGAGTTGTAATGGCGCAAGATTATATATTGGATCCTAGAAACAAGCAATATCATGTTGTTGGTGAACCAGAGGTGTGGCGGAATCTTATACCTCAGTTAGTCCTGAAGTTAGAGATACCTCAGACGGAGATAGACGTAAGTGACCTCTAATTATGTCAAATGGAAATGTTCGGGGGAGATTACTAAATCAGCTTTCGCCGATGCTCTTCCTATAGGCATACAGGCTCTTATGAATGATGTCGGGGCTAAAGCAGTAGCAAATATGAAGGCTATAACCAGCAAGCATGATGCCTCTGGTGAATTAACAGATTCTATTATGTGGGTTACTGCTGCTGGTGGAACCCATCCTAGTGGGTGGGCAGGTGAAACTAAAGAAGTAGATGCTCCTACAGATATTTACACAGTACGAGCTGGATCTGCAGCAGAACATGCTATTTATAGGGAAACAGAATCGAGTATTCACTTGACTGATGATGGTAGTGATTTGTTTATTGAGCGTATGAAGAGTTGGTACTGGATTAGATTTAAGAAAAATCCAGATGATCCAGATAACAAGAATAGCTTCTATAAACTCTTGAGTAAGATACGGAATACTAAGACAGCAGGTGTGCCTTTTGTTAAACCCACTAAAGATATGATAGTGCCCTATGCAAATAGCAGATTCAAGACCATTATGAATATGGCGTTAAGGACTAAAAAATGATAGAAGCAGATATAATTGGAATCCTACAAGGCAACTCAACCCTCACTACAGCTCTTGGGGGTATCAATAAGATATTCTATATTCAGGCAGGAACTACTGCAACTATGCCTTGGTTGCTTGTGGAAGTGGCCTCTGGAACTCCTCAGAAGATGGGGGCTAGTAGGCAGCAGGTTACAGCTACAGCCCGACTCACACTTGCCATTGCACATACCAGTGCTGTCAAGGGTAGGCAGATAATGGAATACGCTAAGGACGCTTTACAGGGATTGCGCGGAGACGCTACAGAGAGCAAGGACTTGGAAGTCCGGTGTAGCGATGTGACTAGCTATGCAGGGGTTGGTTCTACAGATATATTTAACCTTACCTGCACCTGTAAGTTTATGGAAGACTGGGTTACACAACACGTTTAGTTCATGTACCGGGAGTACCGGGAGTACAAGGAATATTCAGAACCCGCTGTAATAGGTGGGTTTTTGCTTTGTTATGAGGGGTGTTGACAAAATCATACAGTAGTGTATCCTTTTGTATACAATGCCAGTTTGGCACTTATACAAAGAGATGCCCTCCTATTTATAGAGGGCCTAAAAATAGGAGAAAACGATGAGTTTGAATAGACTCGTAGGAAGTGATGGTGAGCTTTGGGGCTATACCTTTGGAACACCTCTCATTACAGGTTCAGCAACTGCTGGTGCTGAATATAAAATTGTAAAACTTGATGGGACTACAGTATTCCCTGCAGGCTACAAAGTTGGGGATTTGTGGACTTGTCCGAAAACCACTCCTCCAACATTTTCAGCAACTAATAGTGCTGCTCTTGCAACAGCTAAACTTGTTGGTGAGATCACCTCTTTTAAGTTTACCTTTTCTAAGGATGCTGTTGAGGTTACTACTCTTGCTGATTTGGTCAAGGTATATCGTGCGGGAAAATCTGATGTAACAGGCACCATTGAAGGTATCACTTTTGTGGATGCCCTTGCTGATGGTTCCTCTCTTGCTAATCGTTTCATCCGTATTGTTAATATTGGTTCTACTGGTGACACCACTCTTAATACAGTAGATACATCTGACCTCTTTGTTAAATGCTATCTTCAGAAGGATGATTCCGATGGAGAAACTCAGATATGGCTTGCAGCGCAGGTCGAGCTTCTTGGATACGACTTCGGCGCTGCCACCTCTGATGCCCAGTCTTGGTCTTCTGACACTCGTATGTTGACCAGCCCGATCATCTTCACCAAAGTCACCCAGACGACCTAATAGTTAAATCATTAAAAGGAGATACCTAATGATTAAGCAGATTTCGATTAACACTGAGCGCGTTTTCATTCCGACTTTTGACGGCAATGATAAAGCCGATCCAAATGACCAGATCAAGGTTCATTACAAAGCGATTACTTCTTCCATTAAGGAAGATCTGGTACGTCGTAATGTAGATCTTAAAAAGAATTCTCAGTCTGGTGAAATGGAACCAACTGTTTCTCTTCAGATTGATATGCGTAGGACACTTGATAAACTTATTACAGGTATTGAGAATCTTGGTTATGCAGTCAATGGTGGGGAAGCAAAAAAGATTGCCACAGTACAGTCTCTGTTTGATGCTGATCTTGAAGTAGGACTGTATCCACTTATTGAGGAAATCTTTGCTTTCTGTAACGATATGCTTAATCAGAGGGTAGACGAAAAAAACTAAGAACTGCTTATCGGTTGCTGGCGACTGGTAAGCATACAGAACTGTATAGACCCGAAAAAGGACATATACCCCATATCTTAACCGTTATGGGGGAGCCAGTAGCAATAAGAAGAGATGAAGTACTAGGAATGGTAACAGATCCAATATTTCAGGAAGCTCTCAGTATATATCAACTGACGAAGTTATGGGGCAGCCCAAATGGCAACGGATGGGCGAATGAACCAATAGAAGTGCTTGATGCAATTACAGCGTTGGAACTTGAGGCTAAGGCTTTGGAACATGAGGAGCTAGACGATGCACGAAATGGTGGTAAAAAACAGCAGTCTGGTGATCCAAAGAGTTTCATGCGAAAAGCAGGAAGTAAAAAATAATGGCTGTTAAAGAACAAGCTGTACTTGAGGTAAGTGTAACTGGGGTGGACAATGCTGCCTCCCAGTTCACTTCCTTTCAGCAAACCACCACTAAAACCATGTCTGCTTCGGAGGCCGCTGTAACAAGGTCTCTGAATAACATGGTTTCTCAATTTATTGGATTAGCTGCTGTTGCTCGTTCTGTTCAAAATGTTGTTTCTTCTGGTGTGGGCTTTGACCAGTTTGTAGAAAATACCACTATGAGCTTTACTGTTATGATGAAGTCTGCTGATAAAGCAAAACAGCAGATGAAAGACTTGTATGATTTTGCTGTTGCATCTCCTTTGACTTTCAAAGAAACTGCTGCCTCAAGTAAACAACTTATGGCTTATGGTTTTACAGCAGAAGAACTCATTCCAACTATGAAAACTCTTGGTTCTGTTGCTATTGCTACAGGCCATTCTCTTGATGATATATCTTATGTATATGGTACATTGAAGTCACAGGGCAGAGCATACAGCCGCGATCTTATGCAGTTTGGTATGCGTGGTATTCCTATATATGAAGAATTAGCTAAAGTCATGGGTGTTAATGTAACTCAGATTCAAAAATTAGCAAGTGAAGGTAAAATAGGTTTTGCAGAAGTAGAAACAGCTTTTCAGAATATGACTACCGGAAGTGGTAGATTTTCTGGTATTCTTGAAGGTTACATGGCTACGTTAACAGGTAAATTATCTATGCTGTCTGATATAGGGCAGCAATCTATGGGTACTCTTATGCAGAGCGTTACCGATCAGCTAAAACTATTTGTAGATGAGATGACTAAGGCTATTAGTGGAAAAGGTTTTCAGTCATTTATTGAAGATGCAGGGAGTGCATTAGGCGTATTGGCAGGAGTCTTAGCAAAGGTACTGGAAGCAGTTGTGGCTCTGTTGCCGGTATTATCAACCATGATAAAAGTATTGGCCTTACCTGCTATAGTGCTAGCTAGAATTGCTATAATGAGTAGCTTACCCGGAATTTTGATGGGTATTGGTGATGCTGCTAGTACATTAGCTGCCGGATTTGTAGCATTAAATTCCCAGTTGATAGCTACTACAGCAGCTGAATCTGCTATGGCAATGGGGGCAGCAACTGCTTCTACAGGCATTGCAGCCCTATCTTCTAGTTTGGTTGCTCTAGCCGCAGCTAATCCGTGGCTTCTGGCGCTTATCATAATAGCTGCTGCCGGCGGTGCAGTTATTACAATTATAAATAGTACAGCAAAAAGTGCTCGTAATTCAACAAATGAAAATGTACGCGCGCAGCAGTTATCTGAAGACTATGCTGTTGCGCCTTATAGTCTTAAGAATATTTCTGTTGCGCCTTATAGTCTTAAGAATAATTCTGTTAAAGCAGAAGATGTTGCAAAGATAGCAGAGCAATATAAACTCACAGAAGGTCTCACCGCAAATATACTTAAAAATACGGGGGCCTTGTCTGGTGATGCATGGCAACAATACCTTAATACCAAGTCTGCTAATGTCGCTCTTACAGAACAGGAAAAGATTGCAACAGGTCTGAAACACGTTTCTACTACCATAGAACAAGATCAGATGGCCTTTCTCTCCAACCTTACTGGTAAAGATGCGTCTGTATATGAAGATCTTTCTAATGTAGATCTTAATGCTTTAGGTAACAAAGGTGCTAAAGATTATATAGCTGGATTTGCAGAAGCACGAGCAAAAGAAAAGGATATATTTGGATTTGCTTATAGTTCAGATCAATTAAAACAATCGCTTGAAGCTGAGGCAAAGGGTCTTACATCAGCTTTGGAAAGTGGTTCTAAGGTGGATGGTTTATTTGATACAAACTATGATGAAACCCTTCGATCTCGTTTAGCTGTAGTCAATAAAGAACTCGACGGTATGGGGAAGAAAGCTAAAAAAGTTCAACAGGAACTCATTCCAGTGCTATCTACTTGGTGGACTCCTATGCTTCAGTCTGCTAAGAATACACTTGATCCTATAGACGATATGCAGATAGCACAATTACAATCTTTGGAGTCTGTGGATAAGGAATATGCCAATCAAGTTGCTATACTTGATAAGCAAGCTACTCTACTCGCCTCTGAGGGTGGTAATGAGACAGAACTTAATAATATTGCTGCCCAGAGAGTAGAGCTTTTTATGACATTATTGGGGCTTCATAAAGATATAAACGCAGAATCAGAAAAACAGCAAAATCTAAAGAAATATGAACTAGCAACAGAAGGTAACTCTGCTGTGATGGATCAGTGGAAGGCTAGTGCTGGAGCCGCATATACACAGGGGGGCGTTTCTGGAACTGCAACTGGTGCTGCTATTCAAGGCACCTCGCAGACGCTTTCTGGTACTCAGATGGGGACTATGGCTACGGGAGGGAACCCTGTTGCTGTTGCTGTGACAGCCTTGGTTGATTTTGCAAAGTCTATAAAAAATGTGAATGCTGTACTTAATCCTTTTACCACTATATTTGAAGCTATGCGTTCTATTTTGGAACCTATTATTAATAATGTACTACAGCCTCTTGTAGATATATTACAAATGGTGGGGGAAGCGATTGCACCTATCATAGGAGTTTTAGTAGCAGCTCTAAAACCTGCACTAGTAATACTATATCTGGCAATCTCCCCTGTTATAGCAGCTCTTCAGATATTAGCTGCAGGGTTTACATGGTTTTATAATTATATTATAGTACCTGTAGCTAACGGGATAATTAATATAGCTAATGCTATCATAAAAGTACTGAACCGTATTCCCGGTGTGCATATTAGATACATAGATCAGTTACAGAAAATGGGAACCGCTGTAGCTGATCTAACCGCCACTATTAATAATCAGAAAAGTGCTCTTGATAAGACTATAACATATTTGACCAATAAAATCAATAATGCTATAGATGACCAATTGTCTAGTCTCAAAGATCTATATGAGGTGGGCGCTGTTTCTGCTACCAGCTATGATGCTCAAGTCACGGCTCTTAATGCTCAGAAAATCAGTACAGACAGTGTGGCTGTCTCTTCTGCAGATATGGCATTGACTGGAAAAGACATCTATGAGCGACTGTATGCACTGTATGATCTGAAGGATACGATTGAGAATGGTAACTTAAGCAGTGAAAAAATCACTGAGTTGTTACAAGAGTATGGGATATCTGCGCAGACTGAAGAATCCTTAATTAAAAACGCGGTATTGGCTGCCTTGCAGGCGTATAACGCTTCTACAGGCGGTACTTCAACAACTACATCCAATGCATCTGATACAGTTTTAGCGACATTAGCCTCATCTCTACAGACAATCACCGCACTAGCACCTACTATTGCCTCATTACAGTCCGCTATAAATACTACTCAACAACAGGCAGCACAAAGTAAAACATCAGGTTCCTATGAATCGCCTAGTGCTCAAATGGCAACGGATGGGCAACTGAACCAATACCGAAACGCACTTAACTCACAATCTGCACAGTATCAGGCGGCACTTGCAGCATATAACGCCGCGCTGATTGCAGCCACAAATATGGGACTAGATGTATCTGGGTACAAAACGTTTGCAGTCGGTACGGCGAACGTGCCCTCTGATATGACTGCTCAGATCCATAAGGGAGAGGGCATAATCCCCTCTACATTTATGGACAGCATACGTTCAGGAGAACTCACACTATCTTCTGGAAAGAATGGGGGGTCTGGACAAAATGTAGTAGTTAGTGTTACTGTACAGGGGTCAGTGCAGACTGAGAATGATCTCGCAACCAGTATAGCACAAGCAATATATGTACAGCGTTCTCGTGGCGCTTTAACAGTTTAAGGAGTACTTGAATGAATCAGATTAAACTAAGTGAGCTTCCTACATTAGCCCAGCAACTACAGACAGCAGATTATATTCCTGTTGTTCATAGTGGCGATACGTACAAGTATTCTCTGTTCGATTATATGGTAAAAAATTCTGGTAATGAAACCATTGCCGGAGTTAAAACTTTTTCTTCATCTCCAGTTGTACCTACCCCTACTACAGACATGCAAGCTAGTACTAAAAAGTATGTAGACAATAACATAACTGGACTTAAAGTGGGGTTGCCTAGTGGCATCGCAACTCTCGATTCCACTGGTAAGGTGCCTTCTACACAGATGCCCCAGCTCGTTATTACTGATGTATTTGTCGTTGCAACTCAGGCAGCAATGCTTGCCCTTACTACTGCAGAACAAGGTGATATTGCAAAACGTACTGATTATACTCCTGCTAAGACTTTTATCTTATCAGCATCTCCAGCATCTACTTTGTCTAACTGGGTGGAACTTACCGTATCTGCTGATCCTAATACACCAACTTCGGATCAGAAGGCCGCACTCGCTGGAACGGGGACTCCTAGTGCGAGTAATCCTTACGCAACAGATTCCTCCTTAGTACCTCTTGAGGCATTTAAGCTCTATGATCCAGATTATCCATATGCTTTAAATGAGCCTTGTTTTTATGACGGGGTTCCTTATAAATCACTCAGTGCTGATAACACAGGGCATCAACCAGATAATTCACCGCTTTATTGGGAAGTGACCGGGGGTAGTGGAGAGACGGGAAATATAGGTTACAGTATCCCCAATGGGCAATTTGAGAATGGAACAGTAACCGACTGGTCAACATATGCAGATGCTGCCGCTGATACACCTGTAGACGGAACGGGTGGTACTGCAAATACTACGTTTACTGCAACGGCAACGGAGCCACTTGTCGGTAGTTATTCAGGACTCATCACGAAGGCAGGATCAGCAAATCGTCAGGGTGAAGGTGTTGCAACTCCTATTACCATTGATTCTGGATTGACTAATGCACCATGTCAGGTAAAGTTAGTTTACAATACTTCAGCAAATTACGTTGCTAGTGACATCTGTATGTTCGTTTACGACATTGCCGGAAGTGTACTTTGCCCCGTAAATAACAAAGCACTCGCTGCAACGTTTACAACTCCGGGTTCTCATGTCTTCCAGTTCTTCCCAAATCTTGGTCATACGCACTATCGAATCATTTTTCACATTGCATCCACTTCGGCACTTGATTATACGGTAAAAATTGACAATGTACAGATTGGTGGGAAAGAGAGCTATATTTCTCCTGCCATGACTCCATGGGTCGATTATACTCCTACGTTCACAGGATTTGGAACTGTCACAATAAACAAAGCACAATGGAGACGAGATGGAGAAGAAATTCTTCTAAATGTAAAATTTACTTCCGGAACGTCAACTGCTGTTGAAGCACAAATGACTCTACCGGGAACATATACTAGCAAAGCTAACATCGCCACGATAGAAAAGGTTGGCTATGGTATCATTAGTTCTACATCGGTAGCACAATTTGCAATATATGACGAACCAAGTAAGGGATATGTAACATTCGGTTTTCAGTCCTCAGCAGGGGCTGGGTTTATAAAACAACTCGGTTCTAATGTGTTAAGTTCTGGTCAAATAATGTCTTTTGATGCACGAATACCATGTGCCCAATTTTCAGTCAACACTGTTTACAATGGGATTAATGAGCCTTTCTATATTTCAAACACTGAATCTTCGTTAGCCACTAATGGAGTCTCAACAAAAACTAAATTAGGATTAGACGGATCTGCAATAGTTGCCAATACATCAAGTGCTGGTTTTTATTTTGATATGACTCTTCCTAGGGCATTACTTCCAAATGAGACACCAAAAGTACAAGTAAGATCAAAAATCGATGGTAATTGGTATGATGCAGACGATGCAATTGTACCCTCCCTATTTGTAAAACTTGGCTCAGCTATGTATACTGACATAGGAACTTCAACACTTGTTCAGCTACAAGGAATTAGTCTTGCAAAGTCTGTTGCTGGGCAAATACGTGTTTATTTCTGTGCTGTATATGGAGCATCAGCATTAGTTGGCGTTGTAGCTGTTAGAACATGGGCAAACATAACCTCTGCATCTGACGGTTTTGACAATTGGCGTGTTCGTATTGGACAAGCAGGGATGAGCGAGGTTAAGCCAATAGTATTTGCGAGTTATTATTCTGCAACACTCTCTGGAGCATTTACGTCAGCAATGAAAGTGGAGGACACGTACTCAGCAATAAACGCATCTAATCAATGGGTAGTTCCATTTGATGGAATATACGAATTTGAACTTGGTGTTGCTGCAACTACTAGCGGTGCTGCTGCACTTGCAGCATCAATAATAAAAGACTCAATTACGATTGCTACAAATTATGAAAATGCGGCGTCCGGATACGGCATTGCACCTTATTGCGCCCGTAAAATTAGATGCACAAAAGGAAGTTTAATAGGTTTTCAGATTACTGGTCAGACTGCAAATGGGGCTTATGTAACGGTCTTACGAGTTGGCGATTAAATGAGCAGCTTACAAGTGTCTCTTATAGTGGCTGGTTCTACAACTATAATATTAGGAATTAGCGATACATTATCTTTCAACTCAAATGGAGCTGTTACCGCTAACACACTCACGGGAATGAGCATAGACTACTTAGGCCCCGCATAATGATTTTTTACATTGACTGGTAAAAAGCTCAATGGAACACTATAGGGGGACAACATGAGCAACTTGCGTAAAGTATATTTTGATTTTCAAGATGGCACTGGTTTTCAAGACGTTAGTGCTATAGTAAAATATAATACTTTTACTATTAATATGTCAGCATTTAATGACACATATCACTATTCTCAGAATACATGTTCGTTTGATGCTATTTATAATGAAACATTTACTTCACTTATACTATCCACTGATAAGAATATTATAGTTCGGATAGTAGACTGGTCTACAGAGACTATGCTTACCACGGAATCCAATTGGCTCCTTACCACTGAAGATGCTTTTTATCTTATTGCAGAGCAAGGCATAGCAACTCCGGTGTTCTATGGGCAAATTAAGCCTACTAGATCACGTTCCTATAATGGTATACTAAACAACACTATTCTTTCCCTTGAGGCCACTGATGAGCTAGACCTGCTTGACAAGGAAGTTGGGGACATTATACTCACCAACTGCAAAATTCTCGATCCAGCTAACCCTACAGCGTCTCTAGTGCACATCTTAGCAGGAATAGCAGGATTTACCAATATATCAGCCAATACCACTATAGATGTTACTATAGCCAAATTTGCTCCAGAAAAAGAGACGGAAAGTATCCTCACAATACTTGATACTCTTCTCTATGAGTATGGTTATGTGTTGAATATTAATGGTTATGGTGTATTGGAGCCTATAAAGTGGATATATGACGCTATTCCCACCCAGATTGCTTCCTTTGACGAAGATACTATTATATCTTCTATAACTATAAAAGATACTGTACAGAATTACGATGGCTCTAAAATTATCTATTATGAATTAGGTTCTGCAAGTAAAGTATTACTCTATAGGGACGATAACTGTAGCTATAATGAGGATGGCACCTTTGCCGGATATAACATAGTTGCAGGCTATTCCTATCCCCCAGAAACTAATGTTATAGATGAAACTACTGGACTCCCGACTGTTGTATATCAAGAATACACCGACGACAGTATCAAATATTGGACTAATAAGGCCATCAAGAATAAGCTTGACTATAATTACAAGGCATTTAGTTCGGACTTTTCTGCTATAGTTGCTACTGAAAAGCATTTCATGGACGTGAAGTATTCTACTGGGATTGCAGCAACTACCCCCGAATTCTATAACAAGAAATGTCGATTGTTGTACAATAATCCCACAGCAGATAGTGGACTTAAACTATACTATAATAACGTATACGGAGATGTGTGGTATAAATCAGCAGAACGAACTTCCACAGTTGACAATGTACTAGCGCCAGATAATAGATATGAATACACTGCCAGCTACATATTTGACAAAATTCACGCAGATGTTCTTGCCAAAACTTATGCTGCTCAATATGCGGGTCATAGAACCATGTACACATTTCCATCAGAGGAGGATGTATTTGTTGGAACTCTTGCTACCGTAGTGCTAGAAGATGGGACTAATCAACTATGTATAGTGCAAAACCGTTCTTGGGACGAACAGTCTGAATACTATAACTATACACTCATGTCTTATTCTGTGAATAAGCCTGCCTTAACTGCACAGACAGTTAGTACTACGGCTACGATAGATCCTTCTTATACCTATCCTGTTATAAGTACTATTGGAACACCTGTTGCTATAGCCAACTCATCTCCTGCTTATAGAGGAATAGGTATATTAAGTTCTGCTGTAAGTGTTGCTTTTGTGGGGGGTATCGTGAATGAAAATGGTGTTATAGCAGTTTCAACAACTATTAGTGCATATATTGGAGATTGGATGGTAAATTATGATGCAACTAATTTACCTCTTGGAATATATGTATGGGATGGTTTTATATGGAGTATTACTAATGATGTTGATTATATAAGTGCAGCTTCTATTGATCTATGTAATCTTCAAGTTGG